TTTTCATAACCATCACCAAATTTAACTACTGTGACTGATGGCTTACTGCTAACCGCAGCACCAAAATCTGATACGTATGTAAATGTTGGCATTAGGCTAGCAGTCCTCCAGGTCTACGTTGTTTGATGAGTTCAGCTTGCACCGCAGCACTAAGGGCTTTACCTAATTGATCGCCGCGTGGGGCATTACCCTCCACTTTACTACCTGTGGCATCAACATTAACCACAACGCTGGTGGCGCCGCCACCGCCCTGCATCGCCACCGGGATGCGGCGACCGTCAGGCAACGGCACATATGCCTCAGGCATCCGCCCTTCACCATACATCGCAAGTTGCGGGCTATTGGCGATACCACCTGCTGCATAACGCTTTAACGGCATTGGCCCTTGCGATGTCATAATCCCGCCGCCAGCAAACTTAAACGCAGGAGTATTCCCTAACCCAAGGCCCGGTATTATTGAATCTATGCCAAACCCAGGCAGCCCGCCGCCACCTGGGCCACCACCAAATAAACCGCCAATACCTTGCAGAATAGGGCGCAATATTAATTGTTGCGTTGCAATACGTATCATATCTTTAATGATTGAATTAGCAAAATCATTAAAATTCATCTTGCCTGTTGTTACTAATTCTGTAATCCCATCTGATAAACCTTGAAATGCATTCTGTGTTAATTGTGATACATTCTCACTCATTGTGCCAATACTAGTAAGAAAACTTTCAACGCCATTCTTAAAGCCCTGCCCTACATCAGCCGCATTTAATTCATCTATGGAACGCTTTAATGCACGTATAGCTTCGGCTCCTTGCAATGCTTTATCTAATTCTTTATCTAAATTTTGAATACGTTGACTTGCTTCTTTGCCTGTAATCCCTTCTTTTGTTAAATCTTCTATTAACGTTGAAGCTCTTTTTTCATATCTTTGCCGAATTCCAAGATCTTGCAATTCGGCTTCTAACGCACGCGGATCACGGCGATAACGCAATTTTAGATTTGCAATTGCTAATTCTTGTTGCTCGGCATCACCAAGCATTTGGATCTCTTTGTCTAATTGAGTTAAATATTTTTCTTTTTCTTCTCTGCGGTTTTTTTCAGTTTTCAAGAAATCACTATTTATAGACTGCTCTTTAGTTTTTAAATCTAAAATTAATTTTTGATTGTCGCTAAGCCCTTCGTTTTCAACATTTTGCAATTCTAAATTTCTTGCTGTTGCGTCTTCTATGGTTTTTGCTTTTTCTTTTGCATTAACATATTTGAGCGTAAGATTAATTCTATCTTTTTCATTTTCTAAAAATACAACATCTAGCTGGTTGCGTAAAATTAATTTATTAATTTCCAGTTCATTTGTTTTAGTGCGTTGTGCTTCAAATGCAACAGATTCTGCTTTTAATAAATTAATTACCTCTAATGCATGTATTTGTCTAGCATCTGCTTGTTTTTGATTGTTATTTGCTATTTGCTTGTATCTGTTTTCTGCTTGCCTGCGCTTTTCTTCATCGCCACTGCCACCGCCACCCTGACGAATTTGGTTAGCTAAATCAGCCATTTCTTGATTAACAGTGCCTGCACCTGGCGCTCTTAATTGTCGCTGCGGTGGTTTTTTTAATCGCTCAGGCACTGGTGGGCCAATAGGACCAGCCTGAATTGCTCTTCGTTCTTGTTCGTTTAATGCGTCAATGCGTTCGCTTTGTGGCACATTTCCACTGTAAATGTTGCCACCACCTGCTATGCCTAAACCTCTAATTGAATTACCATAATCTTGGACTGCTTTTTTATTTTTATCAGATGAAATAATTTGGAAAAAAGTAGTAACTTGTGTTATTAATTTTGTTAAAGTTGGGAGAAAAATTTTGCCAATTGATGTATTAAGTTCTGTCACTGCAATGTCAAATTGCTTGAACGGATCTTTTGCTTGTTTTGCTGCCTTTGCCGCTGCGCCTAACTTTTTTTCTTGATTATCTAAAAAATCATTAAAGCGGCCCATGTTAGGACCAGTTAATTTTAATATTGCATTAAAGCCATCAATATCCCCAAAAAGTATACTAAGCGCTTCTGCGCTGCCATCTGTTTTATCAGTTGCATCTTTTAGAAATCCCGCCCAACCTTTAGTTTGTATTGCAGCAAGACTAAATTCTAATCCTATTTTTTTTGCTAATTCACGAGCTTGATCAGTTGGTTTTATTACATTAATTAATGCTTGACGTAGCCCAGACATCGCCGTTTCTGCTGATACACCAGTTGCTGTAATGGCAGCAATAGATGCATTCATTTCCTCAACCGACAACCCAGCCGCCGCTGCAACAGATGCTACTTTTGCAATTTGATCAGCATATTGACTTACGACTATTTTGCCATCATTTTGCGTTTGTATCATCCCATCTACAATTTGATTTGCATTATCAGCGCTTAGCGAAAATGAATTCAAAATTGTAGTTGTTGCATCAGCAACAGTTTTAATGTCACTAAATCCGCCTGTAGCCCCTAATGTGCTAGCTTTTAATATGCTTAAAACATCAGACTGTTTAATGTAGCCAGAACTTAAAATTTCATATGCTGCACTTGCTGATTCCGCCGAACTTGTCAAAAATCCTTGCTCTGCAACTAATAATCTAATTGCATTGGTAAGCCCAGATGATTGCACTGTTAACGTCGCCAGCTTACGTTCCTGATCATTTAATTCTTTTGCTGCGCCAAACGATGATGCCGCAACCCCTACTGCCGCAGCCCCAACGCCCGCCGCCAACATGCCAGCAGGACCGGTTGCCGCTAATACGCCTCCTGCTGCGCCAAATGCTCCTGCTGCGCCGCCGCCTAATGCAAGTGCCCCACCTGCTGCGCCAATTGCTTGCCTGCCTACATTTACCTTATTGCTAACACGATCCAATCCTTGCAGCTTGCTTTCTAATCCTTTTATTTCATTCCCTAGCCTGCGATATGCTTGACTATTAATGTCAACATTATCACGTAAATTTTTTAATGCACCAATATGAGTACGCAATCCATTAGTAGTATTGCCCGCTTCGCGAGCCATGCGGTTAATATCAATATTGGCTTGGCCAAGTGATTGCTTGGTAATATTGCTTTGCTGGCTTAATGATTGCAGTTGCCGTTTTAATTGATCTAGCCCGCTGCCATCTAGCTTAGTGGTAAATGTAATTGCAGTGTTTAATGTCATTTATTCATCGCTCCTAATGCAGCAGCTTCCATGACCTGCAAGCCTTCAAACATCTCGCGTTGGTCACTGACGCCGTACATTTCAAACGCCCATCTGATCGCATTATAGTCTAACCCAGTAGCACCGCTCATCCCAATACGCCACTGTGTTTGCACACGTAAAAACATTACAACTATATCCCAGTTGTCTTCCCATACTTCAAAGTCAGTAGATTGCTGCGGCAAGTTGGGCTTGTTTATGCCTAATCCTGCCGCATCTTTTGCCGTATCATCTATAACGCCGCCACTTGCCCAATGCTCAGCAGCGGCTTCTAGTTTTTTCTTTTTGCTCCAGTCAGGCTAGCAAAAAATGCTTGCACGATAGCACCAGCAACTAATGGCACATCAAGTAGTTTACCTAATGCTTCATTGCTATAAGGCACATCAGCACCTTTGGCATCTGTAACACCTTTCCAGCCTGTAATTACTTCACGCGCAAATTCAGCATCCTTAATGGTGTCTGTGTTGCTGCGTTCAATTACTTGTTCAATTCGTGATTGTGGCAGCCGCTTAAATTCAGCATCAAAAGTTTGCTTTTCAAAGCGGCCACCATCAACTGGAAATTCAACAGTAACAGGCCAACTGTAGCTATCGGATTGAGCAAGAACAAAAGCCATAATCAGGTGAATACAAGGGACAGTTCGTCATTACCTGTTGCAGTTGGTGTTGCAACATAAGGCAAGTTCATCATTGTGATGCCGTTCATGTCGGTGTAAGACGCATCAGCAAGATCTGATTGCGCCATCGTTAACGTAGCACGATTGCCTGCAGTAGTGCCATGCTGGAAGGTAATGCTGCCTAATGTAGAACCGGTGCTAGTTGTAAAGTAATCTTTAGTAGCTAGCGATACTGCCTCAACTTGTAAGGTGCCTGATGGCTTGCGATCTGTGATTAATACTTCTTTAGTGCCACCAACCAACTCGCGATAAATAATTTCATTTGACATATTTAAATCAATTGATTGCAATGCAGCAGCATAACCAAAAGCAGTAAAGCTAGTGGTATTACCATTTTTAAATATTAATGGTGATGCTTGGTTTGCATATGTTGGTGCAGCTAATGCAGTATCAGTTGGTGCATTATAAATGCCGGTCATCTCAAATGCAATTGTTGGGATCGCACCGACTGATGCATTAAGCGTGAATGAACCGCGTGCGCCGGTCACAATATGGCGAATGCCGTCCTGGAAGAAATATAAAGTGACTGAACTAAACGTAGCGCTTACAGGTACATAAGTTGCTGATACACCTGCTGATATTGTTTCGCTTAAGCCACATGCTTTTAACACCACGCCATAAGCTGGTGCAGTACCGGCAGCGCCAGATCCTGCAAGCTCAACCTCAAACGTTACCTGCACCCTGGTTTGCGCAAGTAACTGTTCGTAATTACCAAGATATGGGCGTATCAGTTCACGCTGCACAATATCCGATTGCAACGGCGTGATACCAAGATTACGCACCAAGAGTGCGTTGGCAGCACCAGTTGGTACTGGGTCGGTGTTATACGTTGCCTCAGCCTTGGCTAGCAGCAGGCGTTTGCGTGTTAGTTGTGGCATTGGTCAGTTCCTCAGGTGCGGTGTTGGCGGTAGCCGGGGCAGTACGCTCGACGAGTTTACGCTTACCGGTTTTAGGATCTAGCAGGTAAGACCCGCCTTGACCCCAATACTCATCCACTATCATAGCCATGTTTAACTTGCGAGATTAGTAACCGAGGTGCGATATTGCACTCGGTAGTCGCACATCACAACCCCAACAGGTTGGTCTGCTTCAACTATATCAAATGTAACACCAATTGGTTGGATGTCAATTGCGTAACCACCAAGCGTTAAATCCGCCATAATTTTAGCATGTAAACTTTCAACGATTGGATCTGCAATTTGATCTGGGATCTCGCCGCGCACAATAACAGCTACCCGCACCGTAAGGCTCCAATCTAAAGTTGGCAGGCTAGTGTTTTGATCTGCCGTATCACTTAATGGCTCAACCACAATTGCAGGTGATTCGGCCCTAGAGATCGGTCCAACCCTGCTGCGATAAATCCTGGTGCTAACGCCAGTTGTACCAATTAATGCCGTACGTATTGCGGTAACAATGGTTTCACGTTTTGTTGTCATGTTTTTTGTAATCCAATTTCAACAAAAGCACCATCATCAATGAACCTGGTTTCGCGCACCATATAAGCAGTACCTGCAACCGTGATTACATCCTCATATTTTAAGGTGCCAAAATCCGTCGCAAGTGCTGTCAGTACGTAATCAGTGGTTAGCACCATATCGCCTGCCACCACCTGCGATGGCATATCAAGGATGCCTAATGCTGTCGTGGCGCCAGCGGTGCAGCTAACGCCAAAATCGTATAGAAACCCTGATAGGTTTTCAGTTACTGCCACGGTACGCCTTGCGCCCTGGTAGGTGCTGCCTGCTCATCTAGCTGCGCCTGTAATGCGGCTTCAATTTCTTCTACCTTTTCATCACCGCCAAGCTTTTCCTGCACCCAGCCGATAACTAGATCTTTCGTTAGCTCAGCAAATGGGATGATGTTATCTGGATCGGGCTGCTCCAGTCCAATGCTGCCATATGCACTAGCGGAGTAGATGCCATCGGTAGCAGCAATTGTGTAGTGAGCGGTGTACACAATCCCGTCTACGGTTGTGCGCTCGAGTTGTGCAATGTCCCAGGTAAATGCGGTTGTCATAACGAATGAGATCTACAGGTTGATTGTAGCAAACCCGTGGAAATCCACGGGGTTAGTAGTGGCGTTGACTTATCTAGTTAGCTAACCACTGGAACCTTCGATGCCTCATAAGCAGCAATAACTTCTGGTGTCCACAATGCAGCGGCGACTGCTTGTAGTTCTTCGCAATCATCGCTTACATTTTCACCAGGAGTACGGACGTGGCGGTGATAGGTCTTGCCTACTTCCTTGCCATCCTTCTCAATGATGTCAGCACGACGACATTGGATGATCAAGTAGGGCGGGATGATCTCCAGCTGGTGCTCTTGACGCTCAACAAATGTTGCCATTTTAGGAACTGCCGACTGGCAGGAACAGGTTTAAATGGGTCGTAGTTTTGAGCCGTTGCGGGCTTAGGGTTAGACGTGATAATTCATTTCCAAGTAGACCTGCCCTGCTGATGCAATCGCTTGGGCGGAATCTGTTTGCAACGCCGTGCTGTCACCCAGGTAAATGCGGGCTCCACCTGTAGTAACCATTAAAACAAACTGATTAGCATTTACTCCAGTGGCTGCATCTACAAATACGGAACCACCTGCGTACCCAATGCCGCTAACAGCAGCAGGTGTGAATGGGAGGCTTACGATGACATACCCCACAGGGCTTGAGGAGGATGACGCAATTAGGGTTCCACGGATTGAAACAAGGCGGCCTATCTTGGTGTATGTCAACGTCTGATAATTAGCATTAAGAGTGATAGAACCACTTGTGCTAGGGGTCAGTGTTGCTGTATGCGTCCCCTCTTCATAATCATCCAGCTCATTGGCCGCTGCTGTATCGCCGTTAAAGGTAATGCCAGCACCAGCAAGACGCACTTGACCCGTTGACGTAATCCTCATCCGCTCCGTAGGACTAGCCGCGCCATCTGCGGTAGTGGAGAACACTAGGCGCCCTGGAACATCATCTCCAGAAGGCGCTCCGTCAATCTCGCAAACAATTTGTGCTGCGCGAGAGCGAATATCTATTCCATCTGCCGCGCTAAATATCAAAGCGCCAACTTTGTCGTTGTTTTGAACAACAGTGTAACTTGTAAGAGCAGCACCACGGCTTCGTCCAAGGTTAATTGTGCCGCAGCGATTAGCGTCAGTATTGCTATTGGTGATAACCGAGAGGCAAGTGCTTGAAGTAATACCTTCGACTTGAACAGTTCCTTCTGGTCCATTGCCAACAGCATCTTCAATAATACGGCTAGTAGACGTGCCAACTAAGAGCCTGCCGGAGCTGTCAATGCGGGCGCGTTCTACTGGCGTAGTTGATGCTGAGTTGGTACCAAAGGCCAGATAATGATCGTTGCCAGTCGTTTGAGTAGCTGCTTCAATGTAGGCATAGCGAATATCACTGTTTACCTCAGAGATGCCTGACAAGTTAAGGCGAACGCCTTGCCCAGCGTTGCCATTAGCAGCTCCATTGTTTAGAAGTAAAACATTGGTGATTGCAGATGCACTTTCACTGCGAACAAGCAGTCGGTTGTTCGCGTTGCCAGAAAGAGTAGACCCCAGACCTAAGAGGCCTGCGGAGGTTAGGCGCATCCGCTCGGTATTGTTAGTGCTAAAATACATAGGACCGTTTTCACGGTTTACGAAAAGAGCATCGGCCTGGTTTTGGCCAATAGTTAAACCATTTACGGATCCTCCTCCTGAGACATTGTTTCCAATAGATACACCGCAAAAATCCGCAGATGGATTGAAGACATTCAGCCGATAGCTTGCATTATCGGATGCTTGTCCAATCCCGATTGTGCCGTCAGAGGCAACAAACAACCGCCCAGTGCCATTAGTTGAGATGGCTAGTTGGTCTGCGCCGGGGCTAAAGATGCCGGTGTTGGTATCACCCGTGAAACTTATGCTTGGGGTGCCAGCGCTACCTAACGCAATCGCACCGGCTTCAAGCTTAGCCGTATTTAAGTTTGTGAAGTTAGTATCAACCTCAACATGCGTTAGCGGTGAACCTTTGCCTGTGCGGGTGACGATAGTAGTCATGGGTTAATAACGGATGAGGGTGTTAAAGAACAGTGTAACCAGCGTCGACATAACCAGCATCAACATACTGCAAATGGAAAAACCGAATCGGAGCTGATCGGATTGAGCTTAATGCTGGTGCAATAAAAATTTGATAAGCTAGGCTTTGGGTTAGCATAATTGTAGTTGCAGTGGCAGGTGCTATCATCATAGCTACGTGCGCGATGAAGTTGCTTCTACTGTAACAGACCCTTTAGCATAAAAATAGCTGTTGCCACCACTAATTAATTTCAGATCCCATACGTAAACTGCAGCAGCTAACGCAACCGTAGTGGCTGCAGTCAAAGATAATCGCAACTTACCTGCGGTTGCATTTATAACAGTGCAAACAAAAGAAGCGCTAACCCCTAACCCATAACCTAAACGTATATCTGCATCAAAGGTATAACTTGTTAAATTAACTACTTTCCCAATTAAATAAGTTGCAGATGGCGAAATAATTGTAAAGTCAATTGCGCTGCCGCCAGATGTATTGCTAATTTGAAATGAATATTCAGTTAGCCCAGCCGCTAATACAAAATAACTTTCGGTTGCAATAATTCCACACGGCAATTCACCGTCAATAACAGAAAAGGCAACCCTATCATTTGCTATTAAGCCATGACACGCACTTGTAATTATATTAGTATTTTCATTTAGCGTAGCTGCTTTAGCTGCTTCAGTAATAACAAGATCCTGCTCGTAAGTAGAATCTTGTAAAATAACTATATTGACAACAGCGGGATAAATCATGCGGCACCTATCTTGGTCGCAATAGTTGGAGTGCCTCCTGTTACCGTAACCAATCTAAGACGTGCAAATTTAATTGGTGAATACAAGCAAAACCCATAGGTGCCATTTGCCGTAATAGTTGTGTCAGCTTGAGTACTATCATATAAAGGGAAATAACTCGTATCATCAAGGCTGCCTTCCATCCGTATCACAACACTAGTGCCAATAGATGCAACCGTTACTTGAAATGTAACATTAGTTCCAGCAAGTACTGCTGAATTTGTAACACCAACTGCGGTTAATGCAGTTAGTGTCTGCACTTCAAACCCACTGTCATCGCCAATAGCCATGTTACACTCCCGTAATGTTTACAGTATAGGCGCCAGCTAATGCCAGCGCCTACATTGCTCAAGCTTAGCCGTACTTAGCGGATGCTAAGCCGATCACTGCAACAGCGCCAGCGCCAGTGCCGCCGCCAACCGTAACGCTTGCCTTAACAAAACGCTTCAAGTTGCTTACATTTACAAAGATCTTCTGTAAAGATGCAGTGTTAGCTGTAGTTGTAGTAAAGCCGCCGCCTGTAACGTCGGTGTAAGTACCGCCGCTAGTGTCAGATTCAGTTAGCTTCACCGCATACGTAATGCTGGCACCGCCTGCTTCGGCATCAAGCAGCACTGCAATATCGCCTTCATAGCCCAGCAAATCAATAGCAGAACCTAAGCCTGTAGCTGCTACTACGTCATTACGCAGTAACCCAAGGATCGTGGTTTTGGATCCTAAATTGTGAATCGTCATTTGGATGTTCTCCGTTTTGGTGGAATGAGTTTTACTGGTTCAACTGTAGCTGCAAGCATCGCCTTGCCAATGCCGATTAATAATTTAGCGTCGGCTGGAGATGCTGGAACAACATCCCCAACACGTACCACTAAACCCTGCAGCATAGTTTGGCGCAGGATTTCAATTACCATAATTAGAGTGTGTTATTACCACGGCTGAATGATGCAGGCTGGCGTACTGCAATATCTACATCCTGCATAGCAACTACACGAACAGTGCCGGAAGTGCTATGGGTGTAAGGATCGACCATAAGATCAAGGCCAGAGAAATAACCAATAACAAGATCAGCAAAATTACCAAACCACAAGTCACCAGATGCAACTTGGTTCGACATCACAGCGCGATAACCGTTAACCAAATCGCCATCCATTACAAACAATCCGCTGCCTGCATCCTTAGCCTTCACTTTCAGATTGCCGCGCATTGCAGCATTCATCAAATACACTGGGCTGCCGAGCAATGCGTTAGCAGTTGCAACGTCAGATTCAAGTGCTACAACTTCAGCAAATGTTGGTGCATCCAACGCAAAATCTTCCGTGCTGATGCCAGTCGTTAGCTTCAGACCTAATGGCTGGCTGTTGTTGCCAGTGCCATACAATCCGCAGCGATCAATCTCCAATGCGATAACAGTAGCTAGGTCAGACCTAACCATGTTCTCAACATCAATGCTGGATTGAATCAACAAGCGGCGGCTGTAATCTGTGAATGCACCAACTGACCGTGGCGCCAGGCTAATCTGATCAACTGTTTGTTGGCTTTCGGTAGCTGCGCCAGATTCTGCAACCCAGTAAGCAGTGCCGCCGCCTGATTGGCGTGGGATCGCAACCATACCAGTTAAACCAGTTAGCACAGTAGCGCCAGCCTGATCTAATGCTGATGCGTTACGCAGCAGATCAATAAAACTGCCAGCATCCAATTCGGTAGCAACCAAGTTGCCGCCTGCAGATGCAGTGCCTACGTTCAAATCACGGCGCAATACGTCCTGCGGAATTGTGATACCGCGTGATTGACGGCCAAGCTTTTGTGCTGCGGCTTCTGATGCTTCAATTTCAAATCCTGCTGCTTCACGAGCAGAACGATCAGTAGGGTTAGCTAGATAGTTAATAGCACGCAAGAATGAAAAGCTACGGCTTTCAGTTGCGCTAAGGCCAATGTCGGCAGTTTGCATAGTCACAGTCTCCATTGGGATGTTTAATTTGTCTAATACAGCAGAGCGTGCCTCGTCGATTGAACGACCAGACTCGACTAGCTGTTGGCCAAGTTCAGCCATTTGATGCCTGTCACATAATGCGGAGATCTGAGCAATGCGCGAACGTTCGGCCTCGACGGCTTCGGCCCGCACCACGGCCAGATCTGGAGTGGCGGATTCCATGTTAGAAAGGGGATCAGGGGTTGGTGCTGCCGGAGCAGCGGTGGTATCAATCAGCAAGGATCTTCCAATCCCTACTGTTTTGTCAGCCGGTATTGAAACCATTGAGATCTCATACGGTGACCAGGCAGTAGCAACAAAGTTGCCGTTGCCGCGCTCTTCTAGCTTATCAATAGAATAGCCGAAGGAAACATTCCGTAGAATGCCATCCTTTACATCGGCCAGAACTTCTTGCGCAAATTCATTTTTACTAAACCTGACGCGGGCATATCCACGTTTTAACTTGTCATCAATTCTTGCCGTTTCTACAACACCAATAACGCGATCTACATCATGGTTAAACAGCAGCGGTGCGCCATCGTTCAACCGGCTCAGGTCTGCTGCTTTTGTCTCGTGGCTTAGTATTTCATTGCCAAAATATCTAGCAACTGGAGTCTCAGAACTAAAGGGAAACTCATAGGTGCGATCATCCATCTCGGCAAATGCCGTCATCTCTGCGCGTTGGAACTTGCGGCCTTCCATCGCACGTAATGCTGCAATCTTCGTAAGCGTAGAAAACTTATGCCCAACCAGTGTCTCTGTTGCTTCCCAGCCATCTTCACCTTCCGAGTAAATCCTAATTAATGCCGCTGGGTCTTCAGCAGTTGCATTAATTGTAAATTCGCTATCTGGCACATTGATACTGCCTTCACGTTTAATGCTTTCAATCTTGCCCTTTGCAGTGCCGCCGCTTGAATCCCATTGCACAAAATCGCCATCATTTAATCCATTTGGCTCTGCGCGATCAGATTCCATAATTGCTTTATCTGGTATCTCGTTCATCATACCGCGCCCGTTAATATTCGCCATTTGATTCCTCATCATCATCATCTGCAGGCGCTTGGGTATCCTCAAACGGTTGCATAGCTGATTGTGCAGCGCCGCTGCCATTCACCTCGCTTGGGTCAGTATCAAGCACAATCCCCATCTCATCCATCATTGCAAGCTCAGCCTGGCGGCCTGTCAACACCTCATCTAAATCGCCGCCCTGCTCTGCAATCACCTGGCCTAGCGTCTTGAAGCCGCATCTAACTGCATCCTTATACGCATTAACTTCTTTTTGCGGGTCAACCCACTCCCAGCTACGTGGCACCCATTTGCTGGCGGCATAGCGTTCAGGATTTGTTTCGTAGCCCGGTAGGTTCAGCTCACCGCTTAATACCGCCATATCAAGCCATTTATCAAATACTGTCTGGTGGAAATTCTCCACCATGTAACGTTGCAATACTTTATAAGTGTCGCGTTCTTCCAACAAGCTAAGTCTGCTGCTGCTGTAGTTACTCTCAGAAAAGTTTTTGCTGATACTCTCAAAGCTAACGCCAATGCCAGCCGCTACAGCACGCAGCATTGATCTGGTAAATGGCTCAAGCTGTCCATCAGGTGCATTAAGGTCTGGCACGTTGACAGATTCGCCTGGCTGCAAATACTTAAATACACCTGGGGTAAATTCACTTACGCGTTCATTATCATAAACTTCATCACCCATTAGCTCTCCTTCAGGGCTTGATATAAATCCCATCAGTGCGCTGCTAGCCCGAGCTCGCACCACCTCGGCCTCCTCATAACCTTGCAACATGTGCATACGCATCAATGCAGATGCAAACCACGTAACGCCTCGCGTCTGCCCTGGCCGCTCTGGCAAAAACAAATGTATTATCTCGTCTGCCGGTATGCGCAACTTGCGGCCATTAGTGCGAGTATTACCGGCATAGGTATCACCTGGGTGGTTTGAATAAAAATGATACGCTTGCGGCCTTAAGTAACTATCAACCTCAATACCCATCCGTACCGTATTGCCTTTTGCTGGTTGTGGCACTTCATCATCAACCAAATAATCAGACTCCAGTAACTGCAACGCAAACGGGATCTTGCTATCGCCAAATGGTTGGCGGATCATCCTGATGAAAACTTCGCCACTTTCTGCCAGGCTTCTGCATATCAAACGTTCCAGATCATGGAAACCTAAAATTCCGCTAACGTCACAGCGCTTTTTATTGCCCCAATGTTGCCACGCATTATGAATCCGGCCATTAATCACTTCATCTAATTTACCGCCGCGTTGCATCCGCACTTGGCCTTGATGCTTGATGCCGTGGCCGATTACATTATTTTGTATTACCCGCAATGCCTGCCGCGCATAATCATTATCGCGACACAACTGCCTAGCACGATTACGTAATGCCTTAAAGCTAGATTTAATCTCACTATCAGCGCTGGTGCCGCTGGTGATCCAATCGGCTGTAAGTCTGCTTATTCTTGCGCCTTGATACGCACGCTGCTGCGGTTTACGTATTGGCTCAAAGCCAAACTTCTTAAATAGCTCTGTGCGTAATCCCATCAGAACCTCACGAATAAGTTATGGGGATTGCCCAATCCATTAGCCATTAACTGCGCTGCCTGCTCACGTTTTACTTCTGCTTTTAATTTTGATTCTAATTGTATAAGATCTGCCATTTCATATTTCTTTAGTTTACGTGTGCCGATAGTGTACTCCTGCACCACCCCGCCAGATACAATTGCTCTTATCGCCGCCTGCACTGCTGCCAGATCAAGCTCTGCTTGCGTCCTGCCGTCAACTGCACCTGGTGATCCGCTATAGCTCAATGCCTGCAGCACCTTTAGCTGGCCTGCACCTAGCGTTGCCTTCTCACTGCTATAAGTCGCAATCGCCTGCCAGTACCATTGCCCAGCATCAAACCCGGCGCTGGTGCCTGCCGCAACTGTAAATTCCCATCCCGTACCAAATGCAGTGCCAACGACAGTCGCGCCTTCGCTAGCCGTATTAGTGCGCAGGTAATAAGTAAGCGTCCATGTTGCGCTAGTAATGGCATTGCCAAACCCGTCCGCCGCCGCATCATCACGCCATTTAATCGTGTCTCCTGCCCTAACCTGTGCTGGAATGTTCACCAGTTACTAACAAAGGGTTTGCTTGATTTTAGCACCGCCTTGGCTTTTGGCTTGCTTTCTAGTCGCCGCTCTAATTGATCCCATATTGTTCGCCTGTCATATCGCTGATACAACCAGTTCAAACCGGCATACGCATATACCAAACAGTCCAACGCTTCATTACGCGCACCGGGCTTCTTTACCCATTCACGTACCGGAAACCCTTTTACATACTTCAACGCCTGCTTTTCTGCTGTTAACTGCTCAAAATATTCCGCTGGTGTGCCCATATGAAAATGCAATGCCTCATTATGTTTTAATCGCGCAAATAATGTTGTTTTTATGGTATCACCGCCAACTGGATATACCAATGCGCCACGCTTTAATTGTTGGCCCTTGCTATTAATATCTACCTTAGCAGCCTTGCCAATTGGTGCCTTACCGCGTTGGCTTTGGCCTTTAATTGCAATTACATTTTGCCTGCCGCGTTCTCTTGCATATTGATAAACCTCAGCCGTTGCATGGCCGCCACTATCAACACAAACTGCATCTGGCCTAAACCCACCACCATTAGCATGTGGCCATTCACGTAACAACAACTCATCTAGTTGCTTCCATACATCAGCACGGCATGGATCACCAAATATCTCTTGGTGATGCACCAACCATCCTTCCTCCTCACGACCCCACGCCCATACGCTAATAGCTAAGCGGTCGCCAATACTGCCGCCACCACCTTGTACGTCAACGCCTACAGTCAATGCCCAGGCATCTGCTGGTATAATTCCAGGTTCATAATGTTCACACTTATCTATTAACCCAGCGGCATCTACCTTGCTTGCATAATCTTCTTCCCATGTCTCAGCCAATCTAGTATTAACAAAGCTCTTAAGCATTGGTGCATCAGACTTTGCACGTAAAAAATCGTCAACCATATCAGCCCAACTAAGCCACCCTAATGGTGAGTACAAACCCGATAATTGAAAACCAGCCGTCTTACCATCAAATGGTGCCGTAGCTCGCCATTCACCTTCGCGTAACATCATTGGTTTATGTATATCACTAAATCTTTCACCGCAATGCTCGCATTCGTATTGCGCAGTATTAGGATCATTGTTTTCCCATTTAAGTTGTGCCCACTTTAGCCATTCCTTTACGCCACATTTAGGGCACGGCACATAAAAACGCCGCTGATCACTACGTAAATACTCAGCTTCAATACGGCTAAAATCTTTTACAGTTGGTGTGCTAGTAAGTAAAATCTTACGCCTAGCAAATGTAGTAGCACGTTTTTCCGCCAAACTAACAGGATCACCCTCGCCATCTACATCAGCAGGGAACGCATCAACCTCATCCATAAAAATATAACGACATGGTGTAGACCGCAACCCAGTTGCGCTATTGGCACCAGTAAGCAACATCATGCCGCCTGGAAACTCCTTTGCCAACATCGTATTACCGCTATCTCTACTTCTTGACGGTGCAATCTTATCGTTTAAACATGGTGTCTCGCTAATAAGCGACTCCAGCCTCTGCTTTGATAACCTCTTTGCCATCTCTACCGTAGGCTGCACCAGCAGCATCGGACCCGGCGAATGCGCGATCACATAACCCAACCAGTTGCTGCCGGACTCTGTCTTGCCCGTCTGCGCCGCAAACATCATCACCACACGTTGGATGCCGCTATTAGTGCTAAGGCAATCCATCGGATCCTTTAAATATGGCGTCCTATTAGTGCGCCATGGCCCAGGTTCCGCGCTTGCCTTACTGCTAAGCCTCCTGTGAGCATCAGCCCATTCGCTGACCGTTAACACTGGATCGGGCCGCAACCCATTCATAAACGCTGTTCTATAGATCGTCATCACTTATCTCCATCAGTGCTGCACGGTGTTCATCACTCAATAACTTATGGATCACTGTTGGGTCAGTCTCACCAGCTAACTGGTGGCTAAGCCTATCAGCCAAATTAGCTAATGCCTCGCGGATAGTACGGCCA